ACGTTTCCGTGGCTGTCCGGAGTTGTCGGGTCGAAGTTTCAGCAGTACAGAATTAATGGAATGGCCTTTCAGTACCGCAGCATGTCGGCAGACGCGTTGAACTCGACAAACACGGCTCTCGGTTCGGTCATTATGTCGACAGACTATGACAGTGCAGACGCAGTCTTCGCTTCGAAACAGGAAATGGAAAACAGCGAATATGGAGTGAGCTGCAAGCCGAGCGCCAACATGATCCATGGGATTGAGTGCGCTCGCTTTCAGACTCCCGTTTCCGAGTTGTACATCCGTGCATGGGATGTGCCTAGCGGCAAGGACATCCGGCTGTATGATCTCGGACGGTTCTCCATCGCATCCACA